AGAAAGAAAAGAAATGGCTAGAGATATACCAGATTATATGCGTGGGTTTGACCTTAACGAAGATTACGGTATTACAACCGTTTCTGAAAAACCAAATGATGATAAACCTAGCATTGATCCTAAAACAATTGATAAACAAAGTATGGAGTTATCAAATGTTAAACAAGATGTAAAAGATATAAAATCCATGATGAATGAAATCATGCAGATTGCTGGTGAGAAAGAGACAATCACTAAAGAGATTAGTGATGAAGAAACTAAAAACAGATTTAAAGATGTAGAAAAGGTGATATTACCACTACTTTATAATTTAAGTAAGAGTGATGAACCTTACATACATTGGCCTAACAGAGGTCCGATTATTAAGGCACAGATAGAGAAGATTCTAAAAATTACAAGGGGGTAATTTATGAACGCAAAAGACCATCACAAAGAGTTGAAGAAGAAAGTAAATGTACTAGAACAACAACGAAGAAATGACCGGTCTTCTACATTATGGACACAAATCAAAGAAATGAAAAAATTAAAACTTCAAGCAAAGGATAAATTAAATGAACATAGACAAGCTTAGAGAACAACTTAAAATTGACGAAGGCGTGAAATACGAGGTTTATAAAGATCACCTCGGATATCCAACTTTCGGAATTGGCCATTTGGTGGTCGAAGGTGATGAAGAACATGGTAAACCAGTTGGTACGCCAGTTTCAGAGGATAGAGTTAATGCTGTATTTGAATCAGATGTACAAAAGTTTGTATCTGAATCAAAAAAGGTATTTCCTAATCTAGACGATTTACCTGAAGAGGCTCAACAGGTCATAGTCAATATGTGCTTTAACATGGGAGCTCCTAGATTATCTAAATTCAAAAAATTTATAGCGGCAGTAAATGACGGTAACTGGTCAACAGCAGCTGTAGAAATGATGGATAGTAGGTGGGCAACACAGGTAGGCAAAAGAGCTGAAAGATTAAGAGATAGAGTACAAGCTTTATCTAATTGAAACCGTAAACCTCTTAATGATGAGAGAAACGAAGAAGCGGATCAATTAAACGACCATTTTATGCTACATAGAAGCATATGAGGCTTGACAAATTGGTCGGAATGGTATATTATTAGTTAACAATGAAGGTGAAATATAATGAAAAAAGAGTTTAAATTCGTAGACCTAGATAAGACGATACTTCCTAAAGCCAAAGGTAAAAATCAAGATGGTTTTAGGTTTTATTCTATTGATGGTCAAAATTATCCCTCGGTAACTTCCGTATTAGGTGTCAAAAAGAAAAAAGAATTAGCTAATTGGCGACAAAGTATAGGTGAAGATGTTGCTAATTGGGAAATGGGTAGAGCCGCTAGACGAGGCAAATCAACACACACTTTAGTTGAACAATATCTAAAAGGCGAACCATTGACCGAAAGGTCAGTATTACCATTAGGTCTTTTTAAACTAATTAGGCCATATGTTGAACAAATAGACAACATACACATGATTGAGCAAGTGATGTATTCAAAAGAATTAGGTCTTGCTGGTCAATGTGATTGTATCGGTGAATACAATGGTAAATTATCAGTAATAGATTTCAAAACAGCGAACAAAGAACGAAAAGAAGCATGGGTTGACAATTACTTTTTACAAACAACTGCTTATGCAATTATGTATGAAGAGTTATACGGTAAAAGCATAGATCAGATTGTTGTATTAATTGCCAGCGAAGATGGTGCAATGCAAGCTTTCATCAAAGAAAAGAAAGATTATGTTGACACACTAAAGGAAAGTATAAAGAATTTTTATAAATACTTCCATGAGCAAGTTAAAAACAAAACTAGTTAGTTTTCTTTTAGCTTTTGTTTTTTGTACATTTTCCTACGCAGAACCAATAACTGACAGCGAGAAATATGGACTAAAGTGGACAAACATGCCAATTGTTTGTTCTTCATTAGACAACATACAAAGATACCTAGATGATTATGAATTTGTCATTGACAAGTTAGGTGTCGGAAGAGAAAACGCAAAAGCTGAAGGCGAACCTGTATATACCATTGCGACTTATCAAAATAGTGATAAGCAGATGGTGGCTGTACTTATGGTACCGGGTGTTTTCGGTGAAGTATGTATGATATACCGTGTATTCGATACGGTTTTTTATGATGAGAATGGTGAACTACTAAATGAAGAAAGCAAAGATTAATAAAACAAATCCTGTTGCAAAAGAAGTCAGAACACCAAAATACAAGACTAGAGTAGTTAAACCTAAAAAGGGGAAAGGCAGTTTTAAGAGAGATAAACATGGAAAAACTATTTTTCATTACGGCTATGTTATTTAATGCTGAGACATTTGAATTAGAACCTAGATACAACCAAAGTGTATATTTCTATGATAGAATAAATTGTGAGGCATATGTACAACAAAATTGGTCGTTATTACATGATACATTACAGGTATATTTGGATAAAGAAAATGACGATAGAGTCATACAAAGTATAGGTTGTTCCAGTATTAGTGCAGATGATTTAGAAAAACTACTAGAAGATGAAGAACTTGCTGAACCCGAATCAATATCAGCCTAGGCTTTACTTTTTCATAAAAATATGATATATATAATGAATGTTCGAAGAAGAATTGACTATGAAAAATATACTAAACATATTTAAAAGAGATAAACCAAAAATAGAATTTTGTTCCGAGATAATTGGTCTAGAAAAGTTTATGCCAATTATACCTGCTAAAGATTTACCTTTAGATTGGGTAAAGAGAGCACTTGCTGATGTCAAAAAAGAAGGCCTAATAGAAACAGGCATAAACACCAAAGCACACATAACTAGATGTCCTGGTATCATGTCATCTAGAACACAAGGTTGGATTGTTAGATTACATCAAGACATAGAAATAGAAGCTACAGATAAACATATAGTCTGGCGTACACCAATTAACGACCAAAAATATTCACACGATTTATTAGAACCTACGGTAAATACATTTCAAGATTATGTATTATATCAGTTTATGAAAAAATGGCCTAAAGGTGCTCACCCTATGGTTGTTAAAATTAATACACCATGGCATGTAAAAATACCAAGAGGTTATAAAATGCTACAGACTATGCCTGCCTTTGGTGATGAAAATAGATTCCAAACTATAACAGGTATTGTAGAAGAGGAACATGGCATAGTAAAACTTAATTTCCCAATGTACTGGTTTGAACAAGGAACAACTTTATTAAAACAAGGCACACCTATAGCACAATTAATGGTTATAAAACAAGATGAAGTTGAAGCAGAAATTAGCAACATGGATAATAATCCTATATTTAAAGAAAAAATGCAAGGCGCATGGTATAATTTAAGGTCTACATTTACAAGAAACTACAAAGAAATTAAAAGAAGATGGAGAAAAATAGATGACTAGAAGTAAGATTGAAATGTTTGATGACTCACCTACAATGGCGACATATCAACAATTATGTACAGAGACACAAATTTATCCTAGAGAACATGCAGTATTTTATCCAGCATTAGGTCTTGCCGGTGAAGCAGGTGAGGTTGCAAATAAAATTAAAAAGATAATGCGTGATAGAAAAGGTGATGTAAATAATTTATCTGGCGAAATTAAAGACGATATTGCTAGTGAATTAGGCGATTGTTTATGGTATATAAGTGCATTAGCAACTGATTTAGGTATAGGTCTTGATGGTGTTGCATTTGAGAATATCAAAAAATTAGATAAAAGGCAAGCAAATAACACTTTGCATGGAAGTGGTGATAAAAGGTGACCAGTAAAGAATTTGTTATTATAATAGAGAAATTAAAAAGAGAAAAAAAGATATCATATATTGACGCCATTGTATCTTATTGTGAAAAGAACAATATAGAAACAGATACGGTAGGTAAATTGATATCAAAACCACTAAAGGAAAAAATTGAGGTAGAGGCAAGAAACCTAAATTTACTACAAAAAACGGGGTCATTACCAATTTAATGAATGATGGATTTAATGTTTTCAAAATATGGTTAGGTTTAAAATTACATTTTACAACCGAGACTTACGATTGGTTTAAATATGATGGTAGGGTTAATTGCAAACTTGAAACATTTACTAAAAGAAACGATAGATACTTCTTTTATAAACTAGGTACTAAATATAATGAAAAGGAGATTATAAACTATTTTGTTGCAAACTTTTTAAGTGATACTAAAAAGTGGATAGGCGATTTAAGTAGAAAGAATGGACACGATCAATACTTATCTTGGAAAAAATATAACGAGAACTTGGACTATCATTTCAGGAGCGATTGCGTATTGGTCGCTGATAGGCTTATCGCTGATAATCTTCGGTTTAATGATGGTTTTTCTGTACATATGGGGCAACATCCAAGAATCTTACGATTATTGCTTGCGAGGAAAATTAACTTCGAGACCGCCATTATTCTTGACAAACATTTGTCGTTTATTAAAAATTGGGATAAAGAAATTGATGAAAATATTGTCTGGCCTGTACTCTCTAAAAAGTTAAAGAAGTATAGACCATTTGTTAGATTTAATTCTACATCTACAAAGTTAATTATGAAAGAGGTATTTTTAAATGAGAAGGCTTAATAATGGTGATAAAGTACCTGAACTTGA